CATTACCACGGGATAGAACAACGAAATCACCGTAGAAGATGTCAGTCGCGTAACCGTACTGGATGTTGTACATGCGGGTAGAACCAGCAAATACTTGACCTCCAATTAGGTTCTGCGCTAACAGCCCATAAGGCGCTGATACGACAGGATATGCCATAGTTAACTCCAAATAAATTAAACACCTTTGCCAAAGCTAGTAGAGGATTTCTTCTCGTTGAAGAGCGGCATCCTCGCGTCACTTTGGCGCATAAGAGTATTGTCTACAGCAGCCATTTGAGCTTGCGTTTGCTTATCAAAATAAACATTGCGTTGTTCAACAAACTCACTCGGTGTTTTGCAGAGCAATAACCCGCCAATCTCAATGTTGTCTTTGAATCGACTAGTTGTATCAGCTAGCAGTCTGAATCTAGGTTGCTCTTCTGCCAACACAGGTTCCCATCCTTCACGCAGTTTTCCTGTCATGTTTTTGGGGTCTGCAACGTTCAAAATTGAAACACGAATCCAGCGATAGTCGTACCCCGGCTGCTTATCTGGTTCAGGAAGGGAATCGGGCAACTGCCACTGCTTAGGGCGTTCTGCCATCAACCGATCTTCAAGCTCGCGTGGTTTTCTGTTTTCGGCCATGATTAGGCTCCTAATTTGATTTTTTCCGCAGCAAATTGCTCCGGTGTAAGTTTAAATTTCTTTGCCAAGTTCAACTCACCAACGGTAAGCTTCACTCGTTTTGCGGATGTTGTCCGTGTAGCTGGTGCAACCACCGAGCTTCTTCGGCTGGGCCGATCTTCTTGTTCGTCTGCGTCCTCAAATTTCTCTGGGAACCGCTTACGGATTGTGGCGTTAAGCCGGGAGTAATACTCCTGTGATGCGACCTTGACTCCTTCGCGTTGCATCTTCTCGTGAAGACCCAATGCTAGGCTAGTCATTTCCTCATCTTCCCCAAACCAAGTGTTTTCTTGTTGCCAAGCCACCGCAGTTGGGTCTGGGGCGGGTCTTTGGACCTGGGGTTGGGGAGTTTGTACCACAGTTTCTTCGCGCGGTACAGGCTGGGGCCGGAAATTCTTAACCTTATCAGCCTTTAATGTTGCCTGAGTAAGACGTTCCTGGGCTTCCATTACCTTGTCGGTGTCGCCTGAGTCATAGGCTTCGCGGTAGGCTTTTTTGGCCGATTCCATTTCCATTTCAACTGTTCTGGTAACAGAGGCAAGGACGTTGTTCTCGCTGTTTGACAGGTTGGCTTTAAGTTTTTTGTTCTCGTCCATCAACCGCTTGGCAAACTCAATGGTTTCATTTTGCTCACGCAAAGCCGCGTCTTTTTCTCTACGCTCGTCGTGCGCCAGCTTCTTCATCTGAAGAAGTTTCTTCTTAACTTTGGTAGAGTAATCCTCCAGCTCGTCGCTATAAAGTTCTTCCCTTACCTTCTCGGGCAGGGGAGTTTTATTGCGGTCTTCTGAGGGAGTGGTATCTTCAACTTCAACGATGATTTCATCGTCAAGAGTTTCATCTTCCTTCTCATCGGGGAATTTAAATTCGGTTGCCATGTGCGCTCCTTATTTGCGTTTAATTCCGCGAGGATCCTGCACAACACCTTCGACTGAATCGTCGTTAATGATGCGGAATTCGCGGTCGTGGATGAGTAGTCGAGTTCCAGCGTGAGGCCGAACCAATACAAAATCACCCTTTTTGCACCACGGCCCAGAAGGGAACCTAGTGGTGTCTTTGTAGCAATCAGGCCCTAAATCAACGACAAACAGAACTGTGGTGAGCAATTCTTCATTGCGCATCATTTCTGCTGACTTGAGAAGGCTAATGCTTGTTCCTTCAATTTCTTTTTCAGCTTCAGGGACGGCGCACAGAATCCGGTAGCCCGAGGGCGCTGGTAACTGTTTTGCTTTTTCTTCTGCTGTTGTGTTCATTACAGCGGATAAATCCACCGCTCTGATGTTGTACTTTTCATTCATTATCGTCATTTTTTTTCAGTCTTTCATGTAGGTCTGTTACGAATGAACGTGCGGTGAGCAGACCTTTAACCTCTCCGCACATTTTCTTGTACTCCGCGTAATCCTTAGCGTTGCCGTCCGCCAGGGCTATTTGGAGTTGGGATACTTTGTCATCTATCTTTTTGGATAGGTGTTCTAAATACTTGTCAATCATTTGCGTCCAATCAAGTTAGCCATGATGCGCTGGCGCTCAATTTCAGTTTGAGCGGCCAGCTCTCTTTGCGACTTTTCTAAATCCGTTTGGATTCTGGTCATGTCGGTATCCTTTTGGTTTTGGATTCGCTCACGTTCAATCTGCTGCTGTGACGACTTGAGCTGTGAGTCAACTTGGTCTTTCTGTGCTTTGCGTTGTTGGTCAGCGCCTTTGATCTGCAGCTCTTGCTGCTGCATTTGGATCAGTGGGTCTTGAGCCAATTGTTGTGCTTGGGCCTGTTGGGCTTGGGCGGTGTTGGCTTGAAGCACCTGAGCGCTGGCTTGGGCGATAAGCCGAGAGAGTTGAACTTCAACATCGTCCGGCAAGTGTTCCCCGGGCGGCGGCAATGGGACACCCATTTGTTTCTCAACCAGAGTCCGGTAGTGGAATCCAAGATGCTCAGCAATATGCGCCTGGAGTGACGCCATGATCATGTTGGCCTTGGGGTTCTGGCCTATGGTCTTCATCACCAGCGGATCCTGCATGAACATTTGGTGCGCTGCAATATGAGCGTCCTGGTCCTGGCTTATGAATGCCTTCAGCGGGACTCCCTTGAGTGCGTTCATGTTCTCGCTGATTGGATCCACCGGCATATCGTATTCAGGCAGCGGGACAAGTTTCTCGGAGTTCTTGATGCCCAGCACATCTAGCATCTGTCTATGAAGCTGTGGCAGGTCATAGATCTGCGGAGCCATTTGGGACAGTTGAACAACCGCCTGATACTGAACGATCTTCTGCGCCATTGTTGCGGCGTTGGGATCCGAGACGGGGATAACCGTAACCAAGTCATAGTCCGACTGTTTTGCCGTTGGCGACCCTTCTACTGGCTCGTATGTGTACTCGGGAGGGGTGTAGTCGCGGATGATGTCGCGCAGCAGTTTCAGCTCTTGCTTGAATGAGTAGTGGATACGCGCCTGGACGGCGGTCATCACTTTTAGCGTGCGCTCAAGGATGGCCAGGGTCGTACCAACGGGAGAGTTAGCCGACATGTCAGCTACTTGGATGTCAGCGGCCGACGCAAACTTCCGGCCCTCTTCTACTATCTTATCTAGCAAACCAGCTAGAACTTGGCTTGGCTCCTTATAAGGGAGAGCCATGATGTTCTCGGCAATTGTCCCGCTTGGCACATCAACATCGCGCCATTCTGCTGGTCCGATGGGTGTATCGTCTCCCTTTACACGCAGGCCACGGGTTTTGAAGCCGCCAGGTAGGTTGGCAAGGGTTCCAGCGTCCACCAACTGGCGCAAAATGGAGGTTCCAGACTTGGCAAAGGCTCCAACTAGGTGGATTAGGCCAAAACAGTAGAAGCCAAATCCGGGCACATAGCCGTAGTGGACAAAATGTTGCCGTTTTGTGTGTAGTTTGTCGCCTTTATCCCAATTTCGGCGGATTGCAAGGCATTTTTCACTACCTTTTTCAATTGTCACGACATAAGGTAGCGCGATCCCTGTAGGTTCACCGTCTTTATCAACGTCTTCGTACCCTTCAAGGTCCAAATTCACGTTCATTTCAAGGAGTTTGAAGCGGTCATCCGTCTGTGCCCGGAATCCCATCTTCTCTGCAATCTTTTTCTCTACTTCATCAAGGGTATTGTTGGGTTCGCCTAGGTCAACGTCAGCGTAGAACCCAGCAACCTGGAGCTTGCGCATCTCGTTTTCTGTCTTACGCATCACATGGGTAATGCGGTCAGCCGTATTAAGGTCAGAGGCCCCGTATGGGACAACCAGATCCTCGGCCGTGACGAAAATTGAGGTCTGGCGGTCCATGCTTGGGTCAAAGTAGATCTTCTTGAACGCATTACCGGCAAGCCCCAAGCCCCACAACATGCGCTCATGTTCCGGCCGGAACTCAGTCATCACATCCGTAAGCTGGTAGTTCATGTCAGCAGCCACCCTGGTAGCGGCCTGCTTCTTTTCAGGGGTTTCTTTGCCGATGATCTGGGTCTTCACCGGGCCTGCAGCCGGGAAGGTACTCATCATCACTTCGGCCTGGAACTTGACAACGGCCTCTGACAGGAGTGGATGGTAGACCCCGCAAGCTCCAATCCAAGGGTCAGCCCGCTCTTCGATCTTCAGTCCTAAAAGCTCAAGGCCGTCAACGTAAGTCTGCATCCAGTCCTTACGTGAGTTAATGTCGTCATCAAAGTCACCCATCAGATCCGACACTAACGTGGTTACAACGCTGTCGGGAAGATGCTCAACTAGGTTGGCGTCAAAGTCATCCTCAACGCTACCTATCTCAATTTCAATATCACCCATCTTGATGCTTACTGACTCCGGGTCTTCAATCTCAATCTCAATCCCCTCGGTATCCAGGGAGCCAATCCCTTGTGGAGCTTCGTAAAGTGACTTTTCAATGGACATACCAATCCTTAGTAATAAGAGACCTTGCGCTTGAACGCACGAATTTCGTCTTGTTCATCGGTCTGTAGACGAATAAAGCCGCCTTTTCTGAATCTGATCAATGCCTGGGTGGCGGAGTCAACCAAGTCATCATGGTCCGAATTAGGGAAAGCCGCCATCTCTTCTATCAGCTCGTCAGCCCATCTTGTGGAAGGTGCCCAAACTTTTCCGCTTGCAAACAAATCAGATACAGAGTTAATCCGCACCATCTTATCATTCCCTCTGCTGGGGGTAAATTCCTGGACGGGGATCCCCATCGCCCGCAATTCAAAAATTAACGGGGCTCCTGAAGCCTTAGCCTCAACGATAAAAGCATCCGGCTCCCATAATTTGTAGTGGTTAAAGGCTTTCTCTTTCAGCTCTGGAAACTCCATCCGACGCTTAAAGGCATCCAACAGAATGATGTGGGCGTCGTTTGCGTTCTCATTCATATAGAACACACCCCAGGTCGTACAGGCAGAATAGTCTGACCGTTCTGTTTTTAGAAACGCGGTGTCCCAGCTCTGGATGACAAACTCACACTTAGGTGGATCCTCGGCTTTCCACTCCTTCCACCACTCTCTCTTAACAATAGCTCCCTCTTCTGAGGTTGGGCTTTGTTGGTATTGGGCATTCCACTTTGCGACGGGCAGTTCTGACCTCAGAGCCTCCAGCTCCTCAAGGCTCCAGTATTCAGGCCATAAGGGTTTATCGCTGGGCAGGATCGCGGGGAAGTCGATTACCTCCCAGTCGTCGTTCCCGTCTTTCTCAATAGAGGACTGAAGGATCCGGCCGGTCAGGTCTCGTTTAGCCCACCGGGTGTTGTGGCTGACAATCCCATTGGCAATGAAGTTTTCAGTTTCATCAACCTCTACATCAAAAACTTCCTCTTGGCCGTCCGGGGTAATGCTAACTATTGGATCAACCGTGAAGTCGGAGATACGATGCAGCTCTTTCAAGAATGCTTGGCTTCTTTCCGTAGCCAACAGTAAGGTTGCAGTCGTTGCAAAGTAACCCTCTGACTTTTCCTGTGTTGTGGTCGTGGTCAATGCAGAGCTTCCCACTCCAATGCGCACGTGTATTTTCAGAAGAAGGCGGCTCACCACAGACATCGCACTTGTTCCGGCGCTCTTCAACCATTCGAGCATAGTCTGCAGCCGTGATTCCATAGCGGTGTTTGATGCGGCGCGCTCGGCGCTGATCAGCGGTTGTTGGAGGTGGGGTGTAGCCTTTTCGATAGCAAGCCGCGCACAATCCCTTGCAGTGAACTGGTTGCCCACATTCGCATTGCTTTCCAATCCACTTTCCATGAAATCCAATTGGTCGCTGTGGAGCACTGGGATTTTTTCGGTGGTAGCTTGCTTTTGCCTGGCAGGCTGAGCAGGTTCCCCCCATGACTTGAGATCTTGACGGCCTATTGCATCCTTCAGTGATACAAGCAAATCCTGCTCGCGCAGTTGGTTCAATCTTGTCCATTCCAGTGCTCCTTCATTCATAACAAGAAACGGATGCCTCTCGTTTGCACGAAGAATTTTACCAGATTGTGTTTGTACCTTGTATATGGAATCAACACCACTTGACCGCCAGTTGTTAATCTTGCTTGCGCCCAATCGCCCTTTATTGAACGTAGCAACCATGTCCCCAGCTCGGATGTTTTTTAACTGTGTGCTGGAACCGTCAGCCATCAGGACTGAAGTGTCCCCGGTCATGCACATAACGACAATAATTGATCCTCCAGGTTGGAGACGCTGCCGGGGGCCAGATGTGTACCACTCGTAGACCTTGTCAAAAACAGAAGGGTCTCCTGACGCCAGAGCTGCCTCCTGTTCAGAGTGAGGGTCGTCAATGATTAAAAGATCCGCTCCCTTACCAGTCACCGTCCCGCCTACTCCGATAGCAAAGTACTCCCCATCCTTATTAGTAGACCACCGCCCTGCGGCTTTACTGTCCTGGCGAAGATTAACATTGGGGAAGATCTTGGCGTACTGCTCACTTCCCACAAGGTTCCTGACTTTACGCCCAAACCCGACGGCCAGCTCTGCCGTGTTTGACGTTTGAATAATTTTCTTGTGAGGGTTCTTACCCAGAAACCAAGCCGGTAGAAGGTAGGACGCGAACTCCGACTTCGTATGGCGGGGCGGCATGTTAATGATCAGCCTCTTTATTTTCCCCGACTCCATCTCCTCAAACTTTCTTGCCATCACTTTATGGTGGCGTCCATTTATGAACCCCGGCCACATTGCGTGAACAAACTTCAGAAAGTCCTGCTCCGCCTCTTCTCTAACAATAGACGCCCTGTACTCATCAAGCTCATCAAAGAACGCCTCCTGCTCATTGACAGGTAAAAGCGCGATAGCCTGACTGATGGCCTCAATGTTCATATGTTACGCATAGACAAATAGCTCGGCCGGACACTTCTTGCGCTATGGCTCATCCTCTTACAAATCCCTAACTCACATAGCCTCTTAACCACTC